AAGCCAGTGAGCTGGAGCAGCAAGACTGGGAGATTCTGACCACGCGCGTCACTGGCCGCGGTGCGACGATGCCCTACCAGCAGATCCTGGCCGACCTGAACCCCCGTGAGCCGAGCTTCTGGCTGTACGACCGCGAGCGCGAGGGCAAGACCACGTTTCTGTTTGCCAGGCACGCCGACAACCCGACCATTACGCCGCAGCGCCTGGCGCCGCTCGAAGCCCTGACGGGCTACCTGCGCGATCGCCTGCTGCTCGGCCTGCGGGTGGCCGCCGAAGGCATGTACTTCACCGAGTTCGATCCGCGCCACCACCTGGTGGACGCCTTCGATCCGCCCGAGGACTGGATTCGCTGGGTCGCCGTCGACTGGGGCTTCGCGCATCCCTGGGTGGCGCTGTGGCTCACCCGTGAGCGGCCGGGTGGCCACATCTACGTCTACCGTGAGATCTCGGCCGCCGGCGTGCGCGACGAGCAGCAGGCACAACTTATCATCGATCGCTCCAAAGACGAGCGCGTGGCGCTGGTGGTGCTCGATCCGTCCATGTTCAATCCGCGCACCGAATCGATGCGGCCGAGCATCGCCCAGGTGTACGCGGCGGCCGGCGTGCAGAACATCACGCCCGGCTTCAATGCCCGCACGCAGGGCTGGGCCGTGGTGCGTAGAGCTCTTGCGCACGGTGACATCGTGGCCGCTCAGCGCAAGGTGGAGACGGATTCTCTGCCGCGGTTGAAGATCATGCACCAGCGCTGTCCCAATCTGGTGCGCAATCTGCCGGCGATGGTCATGGACCCGCTCGATCCCGAAGACGTCGCCGACAAGATCGGCAGCACGCGTACACCTGACGACGAGGTCGACGCGCTGCGCTATGGGCTGTGCGCCGAGGCGCAACCGTCAGCGGCTGACGAGCCGGTGCAGTCGCTGGTGTTTGGATCATGAATTGATGGTGGGCTGGGAACCGTCCTCGGTTGGCTCGGAGATCCACACCGACGGGCTGCGCACGCACACCGGCGTATTCGTCATCTACGGCGACCTGACCGTCACGCGCTCGGTCAGCTTCCCTGCCGGCTCGATCACCACCAACGAACTGGCGCCCCAGGCTGCCCAGCAACTGGTCGGCAGTTTCGTTCAGTCCGTCGGCTGGACCTTGCCGCAAGCTTACGCGTGGCTCGAGAGCCCCATCCAGGTCAGCCTCGCGCTCAGCGGCGCGCCGATTCGTATCGAGTTCAACGTACCGCTGTCGTGCGCTACCAAGGGGCAGCACCTGATGTGGGGCATCACGCTGAATGGTTCGCTCATCGGCCAGGCGCTGGGCGCCATCGACGCGCCGGAGGCCGACTTCGGCATGATGGCCGTCGGCATCTACTACTACCAGCCGCCTGGTCCTGGCGCTGGCCGACTCGGGCTGGGACTGCACGGCCCAAGCGGCAGCCAGATCCTGGACGGTTTGCCGAGCACGTTCTACGTCACCGAGCAGAAGCGATGAGTGAGCGACCGATCGGCACCCTACCCATCAAGAAGATCCCGCCGTCTACGCCTATGCCGGAGGACAAGAGCGACCGCCCATGAGCATGTACTCCTCGCCACCGGCGAACTGGTTCAAGAACTCGACGAGCAGCGATGAGGACGCCATGCAGTCTGCGGTCAGCGAGCTGGCTCAGGATCTGCGGATCCAGTTCAAAGACCGCGACGAGCTGTACCGCGACATCGACGCGGTGCTCTTCGGCAACCTGCCGGTGGAGATTCCAGAGGCGTATCGCAAGACGGCCATCACCGTCCGCTCGCCGCTGGCGCTGCACATCGCCAACACCGTCACCGCAGCGCTCAGCGTCAACCCGATGAGCGTGGTCTTCAAGCCGATCGGCTTCGGCGACATCTACCAGCAGAACTCGAGCCTGCGCGAGGGCTTCTTCGAAGCCTCCTGGAAGCGCCAGGAGTCCGAAGCCAAGCGTCAACTGCTGCGCCTGTTCATGTGGAGCCTGGCGACCAAGGGCGAGGGAGTCATCAAGAGCGTGGAGCGCGCGCGCACGGCCTGGAACGAATACGACGAGAAGTCCAAAAAGATCCAGCAGGAACTCGACGCCGTCAAGGAATACGACCAGGACGCCAGGGACCGCCTCTACAACCACCAGACGGAGGACCTGAAGCTCGCGCTGCCGTATCCGATTGCCTCCACCGACGTGCCGCCGGAGACCTGGTACTACACCAAGAACGAAAACGGCTACACCGCGTGCATGGAGATCAAGGAGTTGCCGTATCAGCAGGCGCTGGAGCGCTTCGGCGCCGGTCTGGACCGCAACGGCAACGTGGTCGACCCCAAGACCTGGAGTGGACTGGACCCCAGAGCCGCCGAACTGGCTCGAGCGGAGTGGTCGCAGATCATGGGCAGCAAGGCCGGTACCACTCAGACGGTGCGCTGCATCGAAGCCTGGGACTATCAGGTCCAGGTCATCTGCCTGCAGGGGCCCAACCAGAAAGAAAAGGGCCTCGACAAGTCGACGCTGTGTCGCGTTCTGAAACACTCATACGGTGATCCGATCCTCAAGACCCTCCGCGGGCCGTATTTCCATGCGCTGGGGCTCACAACCGCGTCTCGTCTGCCCGAACATGCTGGTCTCAGCATTCTTTTTGGTTTTCTTCGCCTTTTTCCGCTCCTGGATTCCCTTCTGACGATGCAGGGCCAGGCGGCGTACATGACCGCCTATCCGGCCTTCAAGAAGACCACCGCGCCGGGTCAGATTCCGGGCTTGCCGGCGATGCCGTACGGCACTGATGCGCGCGAGCAGGCCAGCCAGAACACCAGCGTGGAGCCTGGCAAGTTGTTCCCGTACGACGTGGCGCCCATCGACCAGCCCAAGAGCGGCATCGACGCCGACAAACTGCTCAACAATGTGCGCGACATGCTCGAGCTGGCGCTGCCCAGCGTGGTGCAGGGCATGGTGGCAAGCGACCAGTCCGGCTACGCGCTCAACCAGGCGGCGTATCTGGCGCGCTTGGGCTGGGACCCGATTGTCGGCAACGCCGAAGTCACCCTCGGCGATCGTGTTGGCTTCGAATCCTGGCTGATCGAGCACCGCATCGGCGAGAAGGTGTACGCCTGGGGTGAGATCGAGGCCAAACGCGGCAAGAAGCTGATCGGTGGCCAATCAAAGGCGGCCTGGCTGGGCATCGGCCCGGACGACCTCAAGGGGGTCCATCGCTACGAGGCGAAGCTCGCGCCTTCCACACCCTCGAATGAGATCATCGAGACGCGCGCGATCGGTGAAAAAATGCAATTAAAATTAATCACGTACGAGGACGCCGTCGAGAGAGCGGGTAGCAACCCCGACGAGGTAGAGAAGTCCTGGTTGCTGCATGACCTGAAGAGTAGCCAGGAGATCCAGGGTGAGCTGAAGAATGCCATCCTGCAGAAGATTGGCACCATCCGCTCGCAGCGCATGGCCGCCGCGGGGGTGCCCAATCCGGCCGACCTGGGAATGGGCCCCGGTGTACCTGGTGGGACGCCGGGTATGCCGCCGATGCCGGGTCCGGGGGGTATGCCCCCGAATCCGGTGCCTTCACCGGGCCAGGGGCTGCCCATGGGCCCACCCGGCGCCGCGGCCGGTACACCGGTGGTGCCGGGTCCTCCACCGGGCGCCATGCCCATGCCAGGTGGATGATGACGTACCGCGTCTGGCATCACCGTCGCTGGTGGTTCACGCATCGTACGCCCTGGATGTGGAGCGGCTATTTTCGCGGCTGCCACAACTTCGAGCGACATAGAACCTGGCGGGATGCATAGCCATGCCCGGGCAAGCCAATTTCCTGGATGACATCGCGAGCGACCTGGCGCTGTGGGTGGACCAGACCGCCGAAAGCGTGGCGCTGGCGTTTGCACCGGCGCGGGCGCCCTTTTCGGCCAACATCACCGAGGATCAAAAGCTCGAGTTCTATCGCACGCGGCTGTTCAATCCGGACGGCAGTCCGAATGGACCTGGGCGCAATGAGGAACTGCAGCGACTGGGGCCTGAGGGTTTCGGCAAGGTCTACAACGCAGTCGTCAGTCGCTGGCCGGAGTTGAAGCCTCCTCCGACTCCTCCGATTGAAGTACCTCAAGAGTGGCCGAAAATGCCTCCAGGCGGACCGCCAGGACCTCCAACTCGGCCACCAGGACCTCCAGGCGGGCCGCCAGGTATTCCAGGCGGTTTACCTCCTGGCCCACCCGGTATGCGGTCACCGTTTCCCGGTCCGCCGCCGACAGTCGCTCCTCGCCCGATGGCATCAGGCGGCATCGTAACCGAACCGACGCTCGCGCTCATCGGCGAGGCCGGGCCTGAAGCAGTTGTGCCGCTGGCTGATTACCAGTATCAGGCGCCCAATTACTTCACCGGCAATAACCAGCTCGCGGCAGGCAACATCGACCTGAACAACCGTCCGGTAGTCAGCAACCCTGACGGCTCGATTAGCACGGTGCGTTCAATGTCGTTCGGCGACGAGAATGGCCGCGAAGTTCTGGTGCCGACTGTCAGTGACGATGGGCGCATCTTGTCGAACGAAGACGCCATCAGCCAGTACTACGCCACTGGCCGCCACCTGGGCATGTTCTCCACCCCGGAGGCCGCTACGGCGTACGCCCAGCAACTTCACCAGCAGCAGGCTCAGCAGTACGTTCCGCAGCAGCAACTTCCGCCGAACGTTTCGCCCTGGAATGACGTCATCGCCCGTCACGCCGGCGACTACGCCAACGATCCACGGTTCCTGAGAATTGCCGCCGCGGCAGCTCGAGCGGAATCGTCTGACGACCCGACGCGCTACCAGATGGGCTACGACCCTAACGATCCGAAGACGTGGCAGAAGTTCGGTGGCCGCGGCCTGTGGCAGTTCGACGTCAACCAGGGCGCCAAGGGCTACGGCGTGCCCGAGCAGCAGCTCTTCGACCCCAACTACCAGGCCAGCGTGATCGTGCCCGAGTTCGCGCGCAATTACGCGCGGCTGCAGAACGTGCCCGGCCTGAACGAGCAACAGCTCGCCGCGCAGGTGTACGGCGCGACGGAGTATCCGGCCGGCACCGTGGGCGGCAAGTGGATCTCGCCCCAGACGGCCGCCTATCAGAACTATCTGCGCGCCTGGAATTCGCTTGATCCCAATTGGAAGTCAGCCTGATGCCCGAAGGAGGTAGGCCATGATCGATTACACCGACATCGCCGCGTATCAAGCGCTCACACAGCGTGCATCCGCGGCCGCTCAGGCTGGCTACAACTCCGCCATGGCGGCCGGCGCCGGTGAAGATCGGGCGCTCGCTCAGGCCAAGTTCGAGTGGCAGAAGAAGCTGGACGAAGCGGCCCAGACCGGCAAGTGGAACGGTCAGTGGAACAATCCGCAGGAGCAGTGGTACACCACCAACTTCGGGCAGTGGTACGGCGCCGGTGGCGAACCGGCTGTCGGCACCAAGACGCTCCAGGCCCAGCAGCAGGAGTGGCAGCAGGCGTACAACACCTCCGGCCAGTACGGGCAGTACTACGCACCAGGCACCAATCCTGACCAGGGCGCCTGGACGCTGCAGCAACAGAACGCGGCCATGGCCAACGCTCAGCGGGCGGCCGAGTTGACGGGCTACTACCAGGCGCCCACGCTCACTTCGCAGCAGTACATCCCGGCGCGCATCGCGCAGCTCACGCAGCAGGCCGCGGCGCAGGGCAGCATTCTGCAGTACGACCAGGCGCTGGCGACGGCTCAGTCAGAGTGGGGCTCGGGTGCCGCGCAAGCCGGTCAGGTGGCCGGCGGCATGCCGCAGGGCATGGGGCAGTCCGTAACCCAGTCCATGCAACAGCAACAGTGGAATCAGGCCTTCCAGCAGCAGCAATTCCAGGCGCAGCAGGCGCAGCTCCAGCAGCAGAACGCCCAGAACTACCTGCAGCTACTCTCTCAGTTGCGCGGTCCGGCTGACTGGGCCAAGTATCAGCAGGTGCTCGGCTCCACCCCGCAGGGCATGCGCGACCTGGCCGCAGCCGCCATGGGCCAGTACGTGCCCGGCGGTGGAGCAACCACCGGTGTCCAACCCCAGGCCGCCAACCTGAACACCATGCAGCAGCAGGTGTACGGCGCCCCGCCGCAAGCGAATGCCAGCCAGAGCAATCAGGCCTGGGGCAGCGGCATCGGTGTCGGCGCGGGCCAGACCACCAGCGACCAGGCGGTACAGGCCACCGGCAACGGCACCAATATGTACGGCTCGCAGCAGCAGCAGTACAACCTGCCCGCTCCAAACCAGATCTCGGCGCAATCGTGGAACAACTTCACGCCGAGCCAGCAGCAGATGCTGATGGGTCAATACGAGAACGCCGGCTGGGATAAGAACGATGTGCAGGCGCTCTACAACCAGAGTCTGCCTAAATACGCGCAGAACAACGCGAGCGCAGGAACGTGGCGACTCCAGTAGAGCCGCCGCGATCGACGTGCTCGAACAGCACGCCGTGCCCGAAGGCGGTCTGGGTGCGGAAACCGTGGGGCTGGGTGTGCACTGTGTGCCATCCGACACCGGTGCCTAGACCATGACGATGCTGCCCGACATCGACCAGTCGGCGTACGACCAGTACGAACAGGAGCGCTTGCAGCGTGAGCTGCAGCAGAAGCAGGAATCGTTTTCGCTGCAGACGATGATCGGCGAAAAGATTGCCGGCCTCCAGTCACTACTAGGCGGCCAGGCGGAGACGCCTGCGCCAGCCGCTGGGACGGTGCCGGCTCCGGAACCCGTCGCTGCCTCTCCCTCCCAGGAGCAGCCAACCCCGGAGCCGACGCCGACACCGGAACCACCACCGACACCGGAGCCACCTCCGGTGTCTGCGCCAGAGGTACCCTCCCCATCGGCGCCGGTTACCGCTCCCCCGGAGGCCCCCTCGCCCCCTGCCGACGCGGGGCCGGCGCCGACACAGGCGCCCATTTCAGCCCCTTCAGCGCTGCCTCCGAGCGGAGGTGGTCTCACACCGCCTCCGGGTGGAGGCGGTCTCACAGACTGGATCGGCAGCGCCATGGGCGCAGCGGTCCGCTCAGGGGCGGATATGCAGGCGTTCGCGAGTGCCCTGCAGCCGGGTATCGGAGATCCGGTTGGCAGCGCTATGGGGGCAGCTCTGCGCGCCGGCGCGGACATGCAGCAGTTCGCTTCGAATCTGCCGGCGCCGCCGGCTCCCACAGCACCTGAGATCGTCGCCGGGGGAGTTGGCGCTCCCTCCGGTGCTCGGCCGCCGGGCGCCAGCACCTCAGGGGTGCCCGGCTGGCTGAACGACCTCATCCAGCGCAATGCGCCTGGCGACCTGGCCAGCGATCCGGACTTCATCCGCACCGTGGCTGCCGGCGCCAAGGCGGAGAGTGGCTGGAACGTCAACTCCGTCCAGCAGGGTGGCGGCGGCCGCGGCCTGTTCCAGTTCGATCTGGGCGGCATGGGCGCCGGTATCCCCGAGCAGCAACTGCTGGGGGAGGGCGGTGCCGAACTGCAGGCCTCGCGCATCATCCCGCTTTACGCGAAGGCGTATCAGTCGGCGCCGCAGGGCCTCACCGGCGCTGAGAAAGCCTCCTGGGTGGCCGCCCAGGCTGAGCGGCCGTACCAGTACGACAACCCTCAGTCGGCGGCCAGGCGCAACTACGCCAGCGCCTACTCCGATATCAGTGGGCCGCCCGGCACGGCGCCGCAGGATCTGCTTGCCAGAACCGGTGGCTGGGCGCAGCAGGCGGCCGCGCGGCCGGGTCAGATCAGCCAGTTCGGTGGGCAGCTCAGCAACGACGAGGCC